TATAAGTTTCTTCCGGGTTTAGGATTTTATGGCTTGGGCTTAACGCATATGATTGGCGGATTAGCACAGGCTTCGACATCTATACTGCGCCAACTTATTGATGCAGGAACCCTCTCCAACCTACCAGCAGGCTTTAAAGCCCGTGGCGCTCGTATCCGCGATGAAGATTCTCCCCTTCAACCGGGTGAGTTCCGCGATATTGATGTGGTTGGAGGGACCCTGCAAGGCTCTTTGATGCCCCTCCCCTTCAAGGAGCCTTCAGGGACTCTTTATAACCTCCTTGGCACACTTGTAGACGCTGGACGTAGATTTGCATCTATGGCTGACATGAAGGTTGGTGAGATGGGTGGAGATACACCTGTCGGCACGACTATGGCGATTATGGAGCGCGGCACTAAGGTTATGTCTGCAATTCATAAGCGTCTGCATTATTCTCAGCGAATTGAATTTAAGCTCTTGTCTAAGATTTTCTCTGAGACAGTGCAGATGTACCCATACACCGCAGATATGCAGATGGGACCTGAAATCTTCTCACAAGATTTTGATGCTCGTGTAGATGTTTTACCTGTTTCCGATCCCAACATCTTCTCTATGTCCCAGCGCATTGCATTGGCACAAACAGAGTTGCAGTTGGTTCAGTCTAATCCACAGATACACGGTGGCCCACAGGGTTTATATCAGGCGTATCGTAAGATGTACGAAGCGTTGGGCGTAACTAACATTGATGGCATTCTGCCTCCTCCCCCGCCCCCTCCACCTCCAGTTAATCCATCTAAGGAAAACCAGAACGCTCTGATGGGCGCTCCTTTGCAGGCTTTCCCAGAACAGGATCACGAGGCTCACATAGAGGCTCACATGGCTGTTATGTCTACTCCTGCGATGCAACTTAACCAACAGGCTATTATGGCTCTACAAGGCCACATACAGGAGCATATTGGTCTACTAGCTGAAGCGCAGGCACAGCAGGAAGTTATGTCTCAGATTCCACCAGAGCAAATGCAGATGATGCAACAACAAATGCAAATGGCTCAACAGCAAATGCAAATGGGTGGTCCTCAAGGTCAGCAACCTCCGCCTGATCCTATGGCTCAGTTTAAGCCACAGATCGACGCTCTTGCGGCACAAATCATTGCTGATCTAACGGAAGAGCTTGTGCAGGCGGTTACGCCACCTGAACAGTCTGACCCTCTTGTTGATATTAGAAACCAAGAGCTTCAGATAAAGGCCGCTGATTTACAGCGCAAACAAACAGAATTTGAAGCCAAGCAAGAATTTGATCGTGAGAAAGAACAAAACGATGTTCTAACTGCGCAACAGAGGATTGATGTTTCAGAAGCGGCATTAGCCGATAAAACAAGAATTGCAGAGGATCGCATTCAAACACAGCGAGATATTGCGGCTCTAAACTCAAGCATGAAGGAATAAGGATATGGGATCAGTAAGAGATAAGATGGTTGAACAAATTCGTGCAGCGAAGCGTGGGACTGTCATAGCAGAACCTGTTGTAGAAGCAGTTGTTGAAGTTGTTGAAGAAGTGAGGGCGCGAGATGAAAACGGACACTTTATTTCAGATGATCCAGCCACTCCCGAAAACGAAGCGTGGACTAAAAAACCAAAAGCCAAAAAGAAAAATTCTTCAAAGAAAAAAACAACCTCCAAAAAATCTAACTAGGTTTAGCAAAATAGCCAGACCCCAGAGATTCCAAGGTATTTTGTGATTTTCTGGTATTTGTACTTGTAATTCCCGTATAGTTTTATACTATATGTGGTATGGATGCACTACATTTAGCAGAATATCTGTATAAAAGCATACGAGAGCGCGATGCCCGTCTAAAAGACAGGTTAGCGGACGGTTCGATACAAGCATTTGACGAGTATCGGTTTATAGTAGGCGAAATACGCGGCATGGCCTACGTTGAGGAAGAACTCAAAGCCGCGATGAAAGGTATAGAGTACGCGGATGACTAAGAAGTTATTTGTGCCAGAACACGTTGCTAGAGCAACGGCAAAGGCAGTTAAGAATGTTTCAGACATTCCCAAACCAATAGAAAATGCTTTTGGCAAAAGTGCCAAAGACAAAAACGCGGATGATCCCTCTGATATGGAGCAATCATCTTTAGAGAGATTACCACAGCCAACAGGCTACCGTGTTCTCATCATTCCTTATTATCCCAGCGAGAAAACAAAGGGTGGTATTATTGTTCCCGATGCAGTTCGTGAACGTGAATCCTTTGCCACTGTAGCAGCTTATGTTGTGAAATTGGGACCAGACGCCTACAGTGACCCCCAGAAGTTCCCAAGTGGTGCTTGGTGTTCTGAGAAAAGTTGGGTTCTTATAGGAAGATATAGTGGAAATAGGTTCAAAGTGGAAGGACTTGAGGTTCGTATTATAAATGACGATAATATTATCTCAACAATCCTTGACCCGAAGGACATTTCTTATGTATAAGTCAATTGAGAGCAAGGAAATTAATTATGTCTGAAGACATTAGAGAAGATGAAGAGTTTGAAAAGGGTACTTCCGTTGAAGTTGAAGATGATCAAGTAGAAGATACTGAATCATCATCAAGTGATGACGAAGAAACCCGAACAAATGTTCGTAGTAAGTCTTCTGGAGATGATGAGCTAGAAAATTATAGTGAATCAGTTCAGCGAAGAATTAATCAGTTAACTGCGAAACGTAAGCAAGCCTCTGAAGAAGCTCAAGCGGCACTTCAGTATGCTCAGAAAGTACAGCAAGAGAACGAGTCAATGAAGACTCGCCTCCAGCAAGTCAGCGCAGGATATAACAATGAGGCTGAAGGCCGTTTAAAGGCACAAGAAGCTCAAGCCACTCGCGCATACTCTGAAGCTAGTGAGGCTGGTGATTATGATCGCGCTGCTAAAGCTCAACAAGCTCTCGCCCAAATTGCAGTAGCCAAAGAAAAGGTTCGCAATCAAAAAGGTCAGCTTGAGCGTCAAAAGCAGCAACAACAGCAACAACAAAAAGTTGCGCAAGATAGGCAAGCACAGCAAGCGCCTGCGCAACAGGAAGCCCCTCCCCGTGATCCTAAATTAGATAGCTGGTTGGGTAAAAATAATTGGTTCGGCAGTGATCGTATTATGACACGAACCGCTCAAGCAATTCATGAAGAATTGGTTTTAGAAGAGGGATTTGATCCTGCATCGGACGATTACTATAAAGAAATCGACTTGCGTATGCGTAAGGAAATGCCTCAAAAGTTTAAGGAGAAACGGTCCAACGCCCAAACCGTTGCTCCCGCGTCTGGTAACGGACGGTCAGTAAAGTCAGGGCGGAAGAAATCGGTAGAATTATCGCCGGGTCAAGTTGCGTTTGCGAAGAAAATGAGAATACCACTCGACAAGTACGCGCGAGAAGTAGCTAAAATTGATAATAGACGGAGTGAATAAAATGGCAGATAGGACATCACGCGAAGCAAATACGCGGGAGAGCGCACAGCGCCCACAACAATGGCGTCCGGGTTCTGCTTTAGAAGCACCCGAACCACCAATCGGTTTTAAACACCGTTGGATACGCGAATCCGTAATGGAGTTCGACGATAAAACTAACGTACATAAAAAACGGCAAGAAGGATGGGACCTCGTTCGCGCAGAGGAATACCCCGATTATGTTGGCCCTGTAGTAGATGAGGGACGGAACGCTGGCACTATTGGTGTTGGTGGACTTGTTCTCGCTCGTATCCCCGTCGAAGTGGCTGAACAGCGGAACGCACACTATCAAGGTGTAGCACAGAATCAAATGGACGCAGTAGATCGTGATTGGATGCGTGAAAACAATCCAGCCATGCCAAAGTCTGCTGCACAACGTAAATCATCCGTTTCCTTTGGACAAAAGGGACGCGGAAACTCTGAAGGAGAGTAAAGATGGCGAATCAAGACGCTGCCTTCGGCTTACGCCCCATTGGACGTGTAGGGGGAACCCCTTATACTGGTGGACAAAGCCGATACAGAATCGCCGCAAACTACGGAACAGCTATTTTCCAAGGTGACATGGTTATGCAAGTAACTGGTGGAACAGTGGAAATTCACGCCGATGGCGGGACTGTACCTATTGTTGGCGTATTCAACGGGTGTCAGTACACTGACCCCACAACAGGAGAACAAAGGTTCTCTAATTTTTACCCTGCAAGCACTAATGCTTCTGATCTTATTGCCTTTATCATTGATGACCCAATGGTTATCTTTGAAGTGCAAGCAGATGCAGCATTTCCAATTGCTGACTTGTTTGGTAATTTCGACGTTGTTTACACAAGCGCTGGTAGCACAACTACTGGTATTTCAGGCTCTGAATTGAAAGTATCTGATGGAGGAACTGCAACTACGCTTTCTCTAAAAGCTATTGATATTTCTGAAGACCCTGAGAATAGCGATGTGGCATCAGCAAATACGAATGTAAAAGTAGTCATTCAAAACCATATATTCGGCGTCAAAGGCGCTGGGTTAGCATAGGGAGATTGAATCATGGCTATTTCACGTTCACAATTAGTTAAAGAGCTAGAGCCGGGCCTCAACGCCTTGTTCGGCATGGAGTATGATCGTTATGAAGGCGAACATGCTGAAATCTTTGACACAGAAACTTCAGATCGTGCGTTGGAAGAAGAAGTTATGCTCGTCGGATTTGGGAATGCTCCCACAAAATCCGAAGGTGCAGGCGTTTCTTTTGATAATGCAAATGAAGCCTATACCGCTCGTTATTCACACGAGACTGTAGCGCTTGCATTCGCACTTACTGAGGAAGCAATCGAAGACAATCTTTATGATCGTCTTGGTGCGCGTTACACGAAAGCACTGGCCCGTTCTATGGCTCACACAAAGCAAGTAAAAGCTGCATCAGTATTGAACAATGCGTTCAATTCTAGCTTTACTGGCGGCGATGGCGTAGAACTTTGCTCGGCAGTTCACCCACTTTCAGGTGGTGGTACTTTCCGCAATGAGCCGTCAACAGCAGCAGACCTCAACGAAACTTCGTTGGAAAATGCTCTCATTGACATCTCAACATTTGTGGATGAGCGAAATATGATCATTGCTCTTCGTGGGACTAAGATGATTATTCCACCACAACTGCAATTTATTGCGGATCGTTTGTTGGAATCAACTCTTCGTCCGGGTACATCAGACAATGATGTAAACGCAGTTAAAAACATGGGTATGGTTCCAGAGGGTTACACTGTTAACCACTTCTTAACTGACCCTGATGCGTTTTTCATCAAGACTGATGCTCCTAACGGCTTCAAGCACTTTGAGCGTTCTCCAATGAGAACAAACATGGAGGCTGATTTCGACACAGGCAACATGCGCTTTAAAGCTCGTGAGCGCTATAGCTTCGGCTTTAGTGATCCACGCGCTGTATTCGGTTCACCCGGAGCGTAAAGTTAGGTTACTCTTGTAGCCACCCTACAAGTTGTCATCCTAAGTTGGAGGCGGTCTTCGGATCGCCTCTTTCTTTTTGTAAGAATATGATGTATTGTAAAATTATCCCTGACAGTCGCATGGTGTGACTGACTTAACCCTGACAGGAGATCATTATGGGTAATTCTACATTTAGCGGTCCAGTACGCTCGGAAAATGGCTTTCAAGTTGTTTCCAAAAACGCCACTACAGGCGCAATCACAACTGTAGCAAACACAGCCTCAACAGGTATTGTGACAAATAAGTATGTAAAGCACGTTGGCTTTGCTACTGGTGTTACTGTTAACTCAACAGCGGGTGATAGTCCTGCAATTGGTGAGTTTACACAGCCAGCAAATACAATCATCACTGACATTAAGATTTTTTGTGATGTTGCTCCTGTTATTGGAACAGGTGACATTGGGTATGAGGTTGGAACATCTAGTTCAGGTGCGCAAATTGTTGCTGCTGTAACGGATGAGATTTTAGATGGTGGCACAACTGTTGTTGCGCACAACGTAACATTGACAACTCTTGTTGTGCAGACGCAGAGTGGAACAACGGCTCCAGCTTCTGTTCAATATACAGACGCCGAAAGAACTATTTTCTGCAACATCACTAATACAGTTGATGCTACAACAGCAGGATCGTTCACATTCATCATTGAGTACGTTCAAATTGCGTAATTAATCTGGTGGGGTTAACGCCCCACCTTTTATTATAGGAGATTAATATGGCTGATGCTGTAGCGACACAGACGCTTATAGATGGTGATAAAA